ACTGTTTAAAAGGCGCTTCATTTTCTTCGTGGTCCAGTCGCACTTGCCCCACAAGTGAATGTTCACTCCATGGTTTACTCGCCAATCCAACTGAGTCGCGTTCGGAATCCGGGCTATGTGCCACCATCCCTCCTTTATCCCTTTCCGGGAATAGTCGTTTAATCCCATTGCATGCCCGCCGGCATGGTTCTGGGTGCGGAAGTTCTCCCGCACAATCGGTTCAATGTCTTGAACCTCATAAATGTGTGTCGAATCACTCGCCTCGTCGTAGTCGTGCCAGACGGCCGTACTCGTCAGAGGGTCGTAATCAATGAGACGCTTGCTCATTTTTTCTTCTTGGACGTGCCGCTGTGGGTGCTGTTGGCGGGCATCTTTTTGCCAACCTTCGAGAAACTCATCGACGGCGGCACCGGGTAAGTCTTGGTGGCTTTCCGGTGGGTGGTTTTCATCATCTTGGCCATTTCATTTCCTCTGAAAAGAGAGGGGGCCGAAGCCCCCTCAAGTCACTGGCGCGGAGAGTTAGGAAGTGGTGACGTTGAACACCTTGCCCGAGGAATTCGGATTCAAGGCGGCCAAGGTAACCTCGGTGGAAATCAGCACACGGTCGCTCAGGCCCGTCTTTGCGAGCGGTTCCTGAGTGAAGCCGTAGAGGAAATCCACCGACCAGTATTCCAGGTCAAGCACGTAGACCTCGCCGGCCGCTTGGAAGCGATTGGCTACAATCTGGTGGGTTCCGAAGTCGGACACGTAGAGGTCGGCGGCACCGATGATCGAGCCCGGAGCCATCGACCCGTTGGGGTCAGCCGGACGGAACTGCGTGCCGATACCTGCAAAGGCCGAAGCCTGCTGCTTGTTGAACGCGCCCACCATCACAACGCCCGGATCGCCGCCATCATCCCAGCACAGCCGGATGCAGGCTTTCAGGTCCGATTCGATGAACGTGCCCGCAGTGCCCGCCGAGACGGGGGTGGTCGGCGCGCCCGAAGTGATGACGGCAGTGGTGCCGGTAGCGTTCAGCGTCGGCTTGACGACGTTGCCAAACAACCACGCACCGAGACCAGCCATCTGCGCCGCCGAAGCGGAGTCGCCCGCATTGGCGTCGTTGCGGGAGGTCAGGGTTGCTTCAAGGTCGCGCTTAATCTCGCGGCCGGACTTCGCAATCTGGTACGAAAGTTCGTCACGACGGCCAGCCGAATTCACTTCGCGCTGGGTCTTGGACACGCGAGGAACCTTGGTCATGATCTGCGTGTAGTTCGCAAATCGCGAGGTCGGAACGGCAGTGTTGGTGGTGGCGTCGTCGCCTTCAATCTGCGCGTTGGTGGTGCTGGCCGCCGACAGGGCGTCAGTCTGCCACTCGTGCAGGTGAGCCGAAGCGGAGCCATGCGCCACGTTCGAGTAGAACGGCGAATCGGTCGGCGAGATGTCGTTGATGATGTCGGACAAATCTTCACGATTGCCGATAGCCTGGAAAGTCTGCAAAGTGCCGGTAGGTGCGGCCATCTTAAGTTCTCCTTATCGGCCTAATTTGAGCCGACGGGAAAGGAGGGCGGCAGCGTCTTGAACTGAGCCGGTCTGCTTCAAGTTCTTTCGTAAGCCTCTCTCTTGGTCGTTGGTTTGTTCGCTGGCCGTCTGCCTCGTTCCGGGCTTGACGATGTTCTTTGCCAGCTTGATAACTTTCTTTGCGGCTATCTCGCCCTTGGATTGCATCGCTCGATACTTCATCGCATCCCGAACTAACAGGATTGCGCGATGGTCATCGACTGCGTTGATTTCTTCCTCGGAGTAACCGCGCTCGACCATGTAACGTGCGAGTTCATGCCTCTCGGCGTCTGCAACTTTCTGGTCTCGCCATTCTGGAACCGCTTTAAGTAGCGCCTGCTGCTCTCGCAATAGTCGCTGTTGCTTGAAGTGATTCTCTTGCTCTTGGAATAGAGACTTTTGTTTCTCTATGTTTTCCCAAGCGCCTTGCTTCATCTTCTGAAGCTGATCCTGTCGCTGGGCTAATGCCTGCTGCGCGCGGATGTACTCCGCTGGGTTCTGCTGTTGCAGGGCTTGCCAATTGATTTGGCCGAAGTCCGCAAGTAGGGACTGCTCCATTGCCTGAGCGATCGCCGAGGCTTGCAGGGCGTAATCCTGTGCGGCCTGTTGGGCCTGCTGTACGCCTGCCTCGTATGCGTCTCGCTGGGCTTGTGCGTCCGCCCGCAGCGCCTCGGTTTCCTCGAACCGTTGATACTTGTCCTTGAGGTCGCCGAGTGTAAATTCGTCTTTCTGGCCGTTCTTGGTAAACGGTATCGCGATGTTGTAGAGGTCGGCGGGGTCTACGTTGAGGTATTCGGCGAGTCCGTTGAGGTCTCCGATTTCGATTTCGTCAGAATCAGCGACGGCATCGGTTTCGCCGCCTCGTTCAGTAAGCGCTGATACTTCGCCTCCGCTTTCTCCAGCATCTCCGCTATCGTCATTCGGGGCGGCTGCTGGCTCTGCATCTGGCGCTGCGGCTTCGGTCGGTTGTGCTGCTGGCTCATTCTTCGGCTCCGGGGCAAGGTGCGCGCTTATGCGCTCAATTATGCTGCTCTCGGTTGTGCTCATCTAGTTGCATCTCTGCTAGCTGTCCTGTTTCCAGAACGGTTTCGATATGGCCGCGCACCTCTGCGGCGGCCCTGAGTTGCATGTAGATAAGCTCTCTACGTTCCGCCATCCCGGTCTGAGATGACTTCCATGCGTCCGTCAACTTGGCATCAAGCGCAATCCACGCCTCATCCCATAACGGATTGTCGATAATCTGCCTGGCTTTGCTGGCTCGCTCGCGCTCTCTGCGGCGGGCTAGTTCGTCGTCTTTATCCAATGCGGACCACTCGGCCTTGGGCGTCACGCGCCACCGGACGTCCGCCCATCTTCACCATCAAGCCGTTGTCGTCGTACTCGATTTCCTTGGGGTTGCTCATCCCCTGCATGACTTCCTGCATCTTGACGAACAGATTCACCATCGTGGCGTCGCGGTGCTGGCTGAGCATTTCCTTTTGCGCCTCGATGGCTTGTCGGGCCACTTCCTGTGCGTCGCTTTCTTCCTTGTCGCGCGCCTGAGTTTCAGCTTGTTCTGCGTTCATCTCGTCCATGGCGTCGGGGCTTTCCGGTTTCCCTTGCATGGTCGCCACCACCTTGAAGTATTCAAGGTCGCGGTCGCGGGACTTGTTCAGTTCCTCCAATCGAAGCACGAGCAAGTCCATATCGTGCTGGGCTTGCTGGGCCTTTCGTGCCGCGTCCATGCTGGCCATCTTCCCGCCGGCCTCAACTTCGGACTTGTGCTGCACAACCTCCATTTCCAGCCGCTTTACTTCGGCCTTCATGAATTGCTCAGCCTGTTTGTATTGGGCATCCATCTCTAGGCGCTTGGCGTCCTGCTCCAACTTCTGCCGCTCGTTTTCGGCGCGCATCATCTTGGACTGCCCGTCTAGCATCATCGCCTGAGCCTGCGCCTTCATGAGTTCGTCTTGCATCGACGGGGCTTGCGGGGGCGGAGGCGGCAACTGTCGTGGGTCTTGGAAGAACATCGACGGCTCGAAGCCCATCGCTTTCGCCCACTGGCGATTCGCTTCGTAAATGTGAAACGGCATCACCAGCGAGCCCATTGCGCCTGCTGCTACCAATGCGTCTTGTTTCTGGGCGATCGCCTCAAAGCCCATAATCCGACGCTCGCGGGAAATCTTGCCGATGCCGACCATGACATCTGAGTCGGTGCGCGTTTTCCAGTCGGAAGGATTCACTTCGACCCACCGGCCTCGGATCTTCATGGCCTTTTTCTTATAGCCGTTTTTCATCATCAACTCATGGATGTGATGAAAGAGCGGCTTAAGTCCGACCTCGGCAATGATGCGAGCTAAAAGCTCAATCTTGCTGCGCGCCATTTCAAACGCCATCGCGGCCACGCCAGTATTCAGGTTCGACAAGGCGGAAACGTCCAGCCCTGCGACCTCATCGCCCATGCCGGTGCGGCGCTTAACTTTCTCGTCCAGTCGTTCCATGACTTCAAAGGTCTGCGGCGGCAATTGAGACGACGGCATCGGGGCCAGCACCGCACCGATAGGCTGTTCTCCACGGGTCCTCACCACTCCGCCAGGGCGACGGGTCAGCAAGTCCTCAATGTGAACGTAGTCCTTGTTCGCAGCTGTTTGGCCCTGATTCGCGAGGTAGGTGTTGTCCAATACCTGACGGAGCAGAACGGTCTGGATCTTCTGCAAGTCCATTACCATGTCGGCGACGGAGAGGCCGTGGAACTTGTGCGTGGTGATAATCGAGGGCGACGCGAACAGCGGAACGGCGTCGATCTCCTCAATATCCATCAACTTGCCGGACGCCCCATAGGACGAACCAGAAGCCACGGTCACTTTGAGTAGTTCGGGAATATCATCCCCGTCGCGGTCTACCTTCAGATAGCACTCAGTGACCCACACGACGCGCATCATGATGTTGCTGGTCGTGTTGCCGATGGTCTGTTCGTCGGACAGGTTGCGACGCGCCAGCACTTCCTGAGTGCCGGTCTCGTCATCTTCGGGGAGGGATTTCAGGAATTCTAGGTCATACCCCTCGCCGACCAGTTCGCCGATAGTCTTTCTGTGCTTGGCGTAGCTAAAGCGAGCATCGCAGATATACGGCGAGCGGGCGTCACTTGATACCCCCACCTCCTCAGGCGCAAAGGGCTCAATGCAGATCTTGACCGTCTGCCAGTTGGTCTTGAATACGATGTTGTGGCCTTGGTCGGTCAGTTCGTACTCAATGACCTCGCGCTCTACGTCGGGCTCATTCAACAATTGACCAAGCTGAATATCGTCGAGGCCGTTGTATTCCTCGCGCTCCTCGGAGTCGTACTTATCCGCCCAGACCTTTAAGACGCCGGCCTTGGACAACAAGGCATCTTTGCAGAACGAGTAGAGGTTAAAGAAGCCCCGGTTTTCATTCCAGAAAATGTGCGAGATTACATCGGATTCCTGCTCGGCCTGTTCTTCATCTTCCGGCCCTTGGGCGCGGAACATGACTAGATTTTCCTCATCCGCGAACACGCGCATGATGGACGGCATGAGGCCTTCAACGGTCTCCAATACCTCGCGGGTCTTGACCTTGGAGCGGCCATCTACTTCGTCGCCGTAATCCTCCCCGAGGTAGCGGTCCATCGCTTCTTTGCGCTGGGCGGACAGGTCTCCGGTAGGCGCGGACGAGTCGAGTTCTCCTAGACAAATCTGGAGTATTTCGTCGTCCTTCATTTTAGCCATCAAACAATGCCTTTATTGTCGTACTTGAGAGCGCCCCAATCGTCATCGACGGGCTTGTGCATTGCGCCGGTTCTAAAAGCGTCTGCGCCATGAGACGCCCAATCATGGACGGGGCGGTCTCGGTATTCGGGTTCGTTCTTTGCTCGCCACAAATGTTCGGGCGAGGCTTCCTTTCTGTACTGCCTCAGCGCGTCAATCCCTCGCGCGCACTTCTTGGAATCAAACCAGCACTTTGAAAGCATCGCGCGCACCGCCTCGATGCCATCCTCAATCTTCGACGCTTTCTTAACTATGGGCTTGCGCCCCAGCGATTTAAGCGCGTCTACCCTAGACTTGCCCGACTGAAGTTCTCGCTGCATCGCGTCATGCGGCAGGATGTCATCCCCATAGATATAGGGCTTGTCGGCCATTACCTTGACGTAGTGATTCAGGGCTTCGCCGGAGTTCTCATAGTAGTCAATCAGGTGGATTTCCTGTCCGACTCGCTGAACGAACCAGATAGCCGTTGCGTCTCCGATCCCAAGATCCCACCATGTCTCGACCTTGGCGTGCTCGTCATAGGGGACATTGCCAATCCTGCCGTCTTTCTCCGCCTTCAGCATTTGCGTGGCGTAGTAAGAACCAAACAGAGGGGCCTCAAACGAGCAGTAGAATTCCTGCTGGATCATCTCTTCCGACATGCCCGCATCCCGCTCGGACTGCACCACATCGAGAGATATTGATTGCGTATCGTCCACCGTCAGCCGCGAGCAATGCCACTCGGGGTTATCTTTGGCCATCTTATAAAGCGAATAGCCATGATTCTTTCCGCGCGGGGTGTAGGGAAACAATGCCCACCCTCCGTTTTCCGCGAGAATAGGACGGATAAAATCCCATGCCGCAGGGTCAGCAAGCGAGTATTCCGAAAACACCACGCCGACAGGATTTGACCCGACCAGAGAATTGTAGTTATCCGACCCGACCACCTGCCAAACCGAACCATTGACAAGCTCTAGCTTCATTTCGTCGTTGCGGCGCTTGGCCACCAATTGCTCGGGCCATGCGTCCAGCACCTTATCGCCGTCCTTGGTAATGCCGTCCCATATCACCTTCCGGCCTTGGGCTATCGTCGGCAACATGTGCCAGTACGTCCCAACTCGCTGGAAAGCGGCGACGCTCGTCCAATGCAGACAGAGCGAGTCCTTACCCGCCCGCCGATGCCAGACGGCTACAGCGCGCTTACAGCCAGACTCAAGCGCCTGCCATGTCTGAAGCTGATACGGTCGCGGCAGCCAATTGTTCGGCAGTAGTATTTGCGAAGCTGACGATGCCAATCGTGAGGTCTCCCTTGATATTGGCGTCTACATCGAGTGATTTCTTGCTCGGCTCGGCCTTGTCGATGATGTTCCAGGCCATTTGCGCTTGAATGCGCTGGTTAATGCCCGATGATTCATCCATGCGGGCGGCGTCAGTCAAGGCCAGCGCTACCACTTCGTGAACATCAACGTTCCACTTCTTGCAGGCATCGACTAGCCTAGCAAGGCTGATTTCTTTC